GTTACTGAAACCTCTGTTCCAGAACTCAGCAAACCAGTTGTTTCGTCCCCTTGGAGTTGAAATAAATACCGCTTTGCTGTTTTCTTTGTCAAGTGTAGGTCTTAAGGCTACATTGAAAGCATCTCTTCCATCAGCTAGGGCAGCTTCGTCAAAGATGATTAAATCATAAGACCTACCCACCGTAGAGTCTACCTGATTTACTGAACCCATTCTTATAGTAGAACCATTAGATAGTTCTATTACTTTATCTTTTGCATTATCTTTTGTAACTTCCAAATCAAAATGTTTTATTAAGTTTCTTTGTAAGTCAAAAGAAATCTGAGATAAAGAGTAGTTCGGTGACATAATTAATATGTTGGAGCCTGGCACGAGAGACACAAGCTGTCCGATAACATTTGTGATATACGTTTTTCCTTGACGCCTTGATAGGGCGGCACACACGAATCTATATTTTGGGCTGTTGACAGCATTGATTAATGCCATCTGTGAACTGTTAGGTGTAATACCTAATAAGTCCATGTATTGACTTATGGGAAGTTTAATGAACCTATCGGCTACATCAAACTCCATAATGTTTGTACTTAGTACATCTGTTCTGCTTATATCTAACATTTAGTGAATTGTCGTATGTTTTTTAATTAAAT